TGATGCCTTCCCAGACACCCTTGGCAATCCCAGGCACCTGCGGCTTAGTCCACTCACCGGACTCATCTATGTGGGTGCCGGCGAAGTAATCACCGATGGCGCTCTCCAGCTTGCTGCGCCCCTCTGGGGTAGACATCTCCCCGACGAACTTAGGGATAGTCTGCATCAGCCCACCCTCGCGGGGAGGCTTGGCCTGAGGAACCTCAGCCATCGACAGGTCTTCGTCACTGACCATCGGTGGTGGAGGCGTGACCTTAATCTCCGGCAAATCAACAGCGCCGCCTTCCTGGCGGGCGGCTACCTTTACTTTTTGATGAAGATATTGTCTTTGAGTAGGGTCGGGCAAACCAACAGGGCTGCCGCTGCCCATGGATTTATCTATATTATCGGGATCATACCCAGGCACATTGGGGTCACTGCGCTCGCCCTCAAAGCGCTTATCGAAGGGCGCAACGGCAGGTGCCGAATAGTATCTAGCTCCCTCCTCAGTCGCGGAAGCCAAGCCCCCTTCCGCATACCTCTTGGCATGCCGGCGGGCGATAGCAAGTGCTGCGGGTAGATGCTTGTTCATCAAGCCGCCCGGATGAGTGTAATACCACCGATGTAGGCGGGGGGCATATTCGCGGAATTGCCGCCGTATGTGGAATGGGAATTACCAGCATTGTTCACGCTGATGCCGGTATTCGCTGAGACCGTAGTAAGACTCTGAGTGCTGGCTCCATTGGCGGAACCGCCCGCTGTTCCATTGGAGACTACTTTAGGACCGGTAAAGGAATGAGTATGCCCAGGGTCGGTTATACCATGGTCGTGGTCCTGTGATCGCTCATCGCCGCCGGCCGAATAAAGAGTGTCGCCGTTCACGCCAGAGAGCGCGGCAGTCATTCTGGCAGTCCCGTCGTTGTAGTTAAATCGGCCTCTTCCTCTGGTGTCGGGGAGAGTCGTGCTGCCCAGGATAGTAGCAAGTGCCGGGTATGTGGCAGATGAGAATGTCGTCCCGTTGCAATAGAGATACGGGTCTACGGTACAGAGTGATACCCAGGCCGGGACCGAAGACCCGGAATAGTCCCAATAGGTGCCGACACGGCCGAAGTTCTTGTACTTGATATTGACGCCGTCGTTGCGGACCTCGAACAACTCTCCCGGAGGACAGCCTACGACCTGGCCGCCGGCGGCGGTAGTCGTCAACGTAATGGTAAAGGCGCTGGAGCCGGAGCAGAGATTCTGAATCTCATAGGCCTTGGCATAGGTTGTCGGGAATGTAATGGAGACGCTGCCGGTCAGCGTGGAGTTGAAGACAATCAGCGCCGACTGGAACTGGGCGGTCGCCAAGACGACGTTGGAATTGTTCAACCCTATTGTCGTCACGACGCCGGTCAGGCTATCGACGATGTCCATGTTGCCGTTGACGGGAGTATCCCACGTACCAACATCGCCGGCATGGGCAGGCTTGAGAAGATTGATAGTAGCGGTAGGTGTGTCAACCATGACCTGTCCTATGTGCTTGGCAGCAGTGCTATTCTATAGGTTCCGCCGGAGCTTGTCTCTACCAGACCGAACGCCGACACCAGCGACGATGAATAGGTGATAACACCGGCGGCTGGCGCGGCGGTCGTCAGCGTGGTTATCGGCGGGAATGTGGTATTAAGCTGCTTCGTCAGGGCATTGATGGCCTGAACCCCATTCTGAAGAGCCGACAGGATATCGTTGAGCGAAGCCATTAGCGCCTCCCCGAGGTGGCGTGTCTAAATCTTACGCGCCCTATCCGCCAGAAGACGCTGTTGTTACTCTGCACCTGCACCGACATCAGCCGGCCTCGGAACCTGGGGTTAATGTACTGGGTAGCCTGCGTGAGCGTGTATGGCCCATAGCTGCGCGGCGTGTCGCCAGGATAGTCGATGACGTAGAACGTCATGTTCACCTGCGCACTGTTGTCTCCAAACAGGCCCCATTGGAAGTCCGGCAGTACCCAGTCCACGAAGGCAAGCTCATTGCCGTCGGCGATAGAAAACCAGCCAGAGCGGAATGACGTGGCGGAGGCACCGGCAGTTACCTGCCCAACCTCATGCTGAAGGAACGCACCACTGTTGTCCGTGCCTATGGGGGTGCCCAAGACAGACACGTCTATCCATGCTGTGCGTTTTAATGATCCATAATCCCAGGCATTCTCGACGATGTTCAGCCTGACGTAGGAGTCATTCTCAGTTGAGCTGGTAGACGGGAAGAACCACGCAATCTCGTTGAATGCGCTATTAGGGGCACATTGCACCTTACTTTGGTTTGCCGCATTCAGATTCTGAAAGATAAAGTCCCACACTGTACACGGGACCGGCACCACTCCGTTCGGCCCCAGCATGAAGAAGCTAGTCGTCCCGCACCAGTATATCGTACCGGAAATGATGTTGGCGGCATGCTGGCCAATCAGCCCACAGCCGGCGCCGACCCGGCTGAAGTTAAAGATGACATCTCCGCCGACGTAGGACATGATCCAGACATCAATATCGGTCCAAATCACACCGAAATTCGGCGCCTGCAACCCTCCGATGATGACCGACCCGGTGGGGATGGTGAAGCTGCCGGCGGTGGTCTGAGACGTTACATCCCAGTTGGTAAAGTCACCGGCGTTGGACCAGCGCACAACCAGATTGTTCTGGGTGCCGCTGCTCTGCACCGACTCCCAGGCGACAAGGATCTGTTGCGGCTGCGAGACGAAGATGCCGCCATTGAAGAACGGCGCCTGAGGTACGACTTGCGCGTTCCCGAAGCCACTATCGGCAGACCAGGCATAGATGGCGCCGTCCTTGGGGCAGGCCAGAAGAATCTCGCCCCAGTTATCCAGGCTCCAATCCGTTGCCATGATCGGCGTCCCCGGAGTCCCGGTAGTCGCGACTCCAGTACCGAAGCCGCCGAGACCAAAGCCGCCAGTGCCAAAGCCGGCGCCAGTCGTCTGCGGCCCGGCAGTGACATAGTAGACCAGTTGGGCCAGGCCGCCGTTCATCGTCGATGTAGCGTTGGCGCTGGCCAGTTGGGTGGCCGTAATCGTAAATGTGGAAGAGGGCGCTACGATTGAGGTAACGACGTAACCGCCAGAGATCGTCAGGCCATCGACAGTGGTGGGCGCGTAGAAGGATTGCTCCAGACCGAGAATGGCCTGGTATGGGTTATTGGGGGCGATGACGGTGACAATCGGACTGCCGGCGCTACTAAGAAAAACCGGTAGAATGCCGCTGCTGACGATGGTCGTGCTGGCGGCGACACTCGACTGTATGGTGTACGACCCGGTGCTGAGAACCGAGGTAATCGGATAGGCACCATTCAGGTAAAGGTTGCCGATGGATATCGGGGTGTTGAAGAACACCGTGTCGTAAATGGACGGGCCGCTGTTGGCATCGACAATGGACACTATAAATTGGTTGCCGGCAGCGGTCGTTACCGAGAAGTTGGGTGCCGGGTTTGTCGTCCTGGTCTGTGGCGTTATGTCTATGCTGGTGGATGACGATATCACCAGCAAGTTGGCAGTAGCGCCGGCGGCTAGCCATTTGGTGTCGGTAATATCCTGCCACGCATGGAGGTCCCGTACAGTCGAGGGGACCATCAGGCTGTATAGCGTTACCCATCCACCCTGAGCCTGAAGAAGACCGTCCTTGTAGCGCAGCAGTTGCGACTGCGAGACACCGGCCTCGTTCAGAGACAGCGTCTTCTCGGTATTGACTCCCGGCCTGAGAATGACCGATCCCATCGGCATGGGTTAGGTCCTCTGCACCAGAGGCGACGGCGACTGGCTGGTCCAACCCTGTGCCTCATGCTTGGCGCGGAACTGCTCGACTGTGGCCGACTTGATAAGCAACTGATACTGCGCTTCCCAAGACTGACTCCCCTGCGGGTTATCCGACTGGCCGCCGAAGTCGCGCATGTAGCCGAAGCCAAAGACCAGCGAGGCCGCCATGAACACGTCGGGGATGTACTGGGTCAGGATGGTGGACGAGTTGGTCACCGAGAGTGACGCCGGCCTCTGGATGCCGATAGTCTCGGCATAGTAAGCCCCATCTGGAACTGGACCCAGCAAGATTATGCTGTTGGATCGCATCGCATAGAATTCTGGTGTCGTTGTGTACGACCCATCAAGCGCGGGATAGGCGTTGTTGATAAACTCGGGAGACACGGGAACCAGTGGTACTTTCGTGCCCTGGGAGGATAGAGTCCCCGCCGGGGTAATGATGTTAAGCTGATCGACGGTGATAAAGGTGCCAATCGAGGTGGGGACAACGAACTCTTGCACTCCGCTGGACACCCGCGCCGAGTTGTCGGTCACCTGGGTGAAAAGCAGGTCAAGCTCGCGGTATATTCTCTGCTCGGCATAGTCGATGCAGCCAGGCAAGAAGGTCTGGAAGTTGGCGTCGTTCGACGAGATGACCATAAGATTGGCCAGTTGGCTTGTGTAGGTCGTATAATTGAGGCTCATTCTTCGTTCTGCCCGGTGTCTGCTACGTTGAACTGTACCTGCGCGACAGCGACCTGATTCGAGCCGTCTCCCTGGATGGCAATCTGATGGTACTGGTAGTTACCTGTGGTGAGGTTGCCGCTGACACTG